ATGATAGCTGAGATATCGGCCTGTATTGCAGCAGTTCAAGGCATTAATTCGGCTATTAATACACTTAAAGAAGCCAGATCAAATGCAGGAGATCTTTCAGGAGTTATAGGAAAGTGGGCAGACGCTACTCAACTTTATCAAGATGCAGAAAGAAAGGGTGCAGGGAAATTAAGCTATAAAGAAGCTTTAAAAATGGAGAGTATAGAGCGTCAATTAAAAAACTTTGACCGCCAGTTTTATGACATTTGTCTTCTGCAACAACAAGGTGATTTATACCATTCTGTTAAAAAAAGAATGGCAGACGCGGAATTAGCACACAAAAAAGAAGTTGCTAAGTTACGAATTAAAAGAAGAGCGCAAGTAAAGTTTATAAAATTTATAGCAACTATAGCGTTTTGGTTGATATTTGGTATGGGAGCTATGTTTGGCTCATTATACCTTTTTATTGAATTCAGATGATTCTCGCATTTCTATTAGTTGTTATGGTAGACGGAGAGATAGTAAGTGATGATAGTATGCTGTTTAAGAACATTTATCGATGTAATGCGTTTGCAGTAGCAATTGAAAGCGGAAGAAGGTCTCCTAAGCATGATGCCAGGAGATACCCGCAACAGAACATAACTTCTTATTGTCTTCCAAAGAGGGTAGATGAAACTAGTAAGTTTTGGGACTAGATAAAAAAATATCTTGACAATTAACCTCTAACTAGGTATAATTTAGACCATGGCAAAAGAATTAACTACAATATCCCCTGAGGGGTTAGAGATCGCAAACTGTTATTTACAATTCGGAAATATTCGAGGTGTATGTGATTATCTTCAGGTAGGCGAACAAGAAGTAGTTTCTCTTCTAAATAAACGAGAAGTAAAAAAGTATATAGATACTGTATACTTAGACATGGGTTATCGTAATAAAAACAATATAGGATCTTTGTTAGATGAAATGATTACAGCTAAACTTGAAGAAGCACAAGAGTCTGGTGTATACTCAAATAAAGATTTAGCTGACTTACTACAAATGGCACATAAAATGCGTATGGATGAAATCAAAGCACAGACTGAGTTCACCAAGGCAGAGAGCAGCAATATTAAGAGCCAGACTAATGTACAGATTAATGAATCTGTTCCCTTTGGTCAAGGCAATTATGGCAGCCTTATGGAAAAACTTCTAAATGGAATCGAACAGTAGCTTAGAAATAGAATTTCGTACGCATGAAGCACAATGTGAAGAACGTTGGGTAACGACTTTTAGACGATTAGATAAAATTGAGAAAACATTAAATCGTATGGAGTCTCGTATATTGACTATGGGTGGAACAGTGCTTGTGTTCTTAGCGGGTGTGATTGTCACCTTGATAGAGATGGGATAAGAAATGGTAACTGTAGATGGAATGGATAATGCAGATCTAAATGAAGATGGACATATTTCCAAAGAAGAGCTAGATATGCATTTAGAGGCAAAAAGAAAAGAACTAGAAGATGCAGATGCTATGAGAGATGCTCAACGTAATATGGCCTGGTTTGCACTATTTGGTATGTTGTTATACCCTGCTGCAGTAGTAGCAGCGGACTTAATAGGATTAACCAATGCTTCAAAAACTTTAGGTGATATGGCACCTACGTACTTCGTCGCTGTGGCTGCTATTGTAGCGGCTTTTTATGGCAAAGAAGCTTTTGGTAAGAAATAATGGAAATGTTAGTAGATCTTGCGGTAACTTTTTGGCAGTGGACTGTATTGGGAGTACTAGTTATTATTGGGTATGTTGTAAATAAGTTTGATAGAGAGGAGGAAGACCTCATCCAGTTTAAGTATCCCGACATGCCCAAGATGCAACCTCTTCCAATTGCTACAAAAGACAAAGGGTTTTTCAAAGGTATTTTAATGTGGTTGTTAGGGACTCGTAAGTGGGTGATTTGTGAAGACTTCCATTATAGTATTAAAGGTGAGGAGTATATAGTTCCTGAAGGTTTCGAATTTGATGGAGCATCTGTACCTAAGTTTCTAGCTACTTTCTTGTCACCAGTAGGTGTTTTGCTTATGGGTGGCTTAGTACATGACTATGGGTATAAATATGCTACTCTATTAAAGAAAGATGGTACTACTATTGGATATCATAATCAGAAACATATGGATGGTTTATTTCGTGATATCTGTATTGAGGTAAATGGTTTTAGAGTTTTAAACTATCTTGCATATTGGTCTCTTCGTGCAGCGGGTTTTATGGCATGGAACGGACATAAGAAAAGAGGTACGCATAATGTTTGAAGATGAAGTAGATCATTTAAATCAGAACTGGACCTATAAGTACGATATAGATCAGTATGCAAGGAAAGAATCTTGGCAGATATTAAAAGAAGCTCCTTATGTTGGAGACTGTGAGGATTATTCCTTAACACTACTTTTTAATATTTGTGAAGGATCTTACTTAAAGTTTTGGTGGAGTTTAATCACTAGAAAAGCAAAAATGAACTATGTTACTGTACCTACAGCGTTTGAGGGAGGACATGCAGTACTTCGTTATAACAATATGTATATAGATAATAATCAAAGAACATGGTGTACAAAACAAACTCTATTACTTAAGGGTTACGACTTTAAGAAGAGTTGGTGGCTCTGGGGTGCTTCCGGAGTTGCAGCAAAATTATTGGCAGGCAAAATCAAATGGCGGTCGAAATAAGCAGAAGAGATATTCTGTCAGATCAAATTTACGATTTACAATCTGAGACAAGATTCTTAAAACTCCCAGTAGCTCCGTATTTAAAGCTACTGGGTGTCAAAGCCCTACCTTCGCAGGTAGCAATTATTAACGCAATAAATAATCCAAAATATCGTTTTATTTCCGCAGCCGTCTCCCGGAGGCAAGGTAAAACATATATTGCAAACATCATTGGTCAGTTGGTGTCTCTAGTACCCAACTCCAATATTCTTATTATGTCCCCCAACTATGCCTTGTCTCAGATTTCTTTTGATTTACAAAGGAATCTGATTAAGCATTTTGATTTAGAGGTAACAAAAGATAATGCTAAGGATAAGGTTATTGAACTATCCAATGGTTCCACAATACGCATGGGTTCTGTCAATCAGGTAGACTCTTGTGTGGGTCGTTCTTACGAGCTTATTATCTTTGATGAGGCAGCACTAGCCGATGGCAAGGATGCTTTCAATGTAGCACTTCGGCCAACCCTGGACAAAGAGAATTCGAAAGCTCTTTTCATATCTACTCCTCGTGGAAGAAACAACTGGTTCTCAGAATTCTATTATCGTGGCTATTCCGAGGAATTCGCTGAGTGGTGTTCTATTCGAGCAACTTATGAAGATAACCCTAGAATGTCAGAGGTGGATATAGCAGAAGCACGTAAATCTATGTCAGAGGCTGAGTTTAGACAAGAATACGAAGCTGACTTCAATACTTATGAAGGTCAGATATGGACGTTTGATTTTGAGACTAATGTTAAAGACTTATCTAACTTTGACACTTCAAACATGGATGTATTCGCGGGGTTGGACGTAGGTTACAAAGATCCTACTGCACTTTGTGTAATTGCTTATGATTGGGATACAGAAAACTTTTATTTGGTAGATGAGTATATGAATGCGGAAAGAACAACGGAACAACATGCAATAGAGATACAGAAGCTTATAGATAGATGGGATATTGATTATATTTATATTGATTCAGCAGCTCAACAAACACGCTTTGACTTTGCACAAAATTATGGAATTTCTACAATTAATGCAAAGAAGTCTGTGTTAGATGGAATAGGGCATGTGGCAAATCTTGTTGATAATAAGAAACTCTTTATAGATCAAGAAGCCACGCAAGCTTTAATTTGTTTAGATGCTTATCAATGGGACTCTAATCCTAATCTTATAAGAGAAAAACCAAGGCATAATATGGCGTCTCATATGGCAGATGCACTTCGATATGCCCTCTATTCATTTATTACTGCAAATATTTCCTTCTAACGATACCTGATGAAAAATAGTTATTGACAACATAGCTCAAAGTAGATATAATTCTTCTAATGAAAAATTCCGGAACCTGAACCAAAATGCCCAAGTTAAAACGTGATGTAGTCAAATATGTACGTGACAAGGCAAAATCTAAGTATGAGAAAGGTTCGGCTTGCGAGATTTGTGACGAAACGGAACAGTTAGACTTCCACCATTTTTATAGTTTGACGCCCCTATTGAACCAGTGGCTTATTAAGAACAAACATAATCCCGAGTATATACAGGCACTTCGGGATGATTTTATAGAAGAACATTCTGCTGAGTTGTATGATGATACTGTGACTCTTTGTCATAAACATCATTTATTACTACATTCAATTTATGGTAAAGATCCACCTCTAATATATGCAACGCGACAAATGAGATGGGTAGAGATTCAAAGAGAAAAACATGGCTTGGTATAACAACTTATTTGGAGGAAAAGCTGAAGAAACAGAAGAGAAGTTAAATCCTGCTCAACAATTCTACGGCAATGATATCCAGGCTTCTAGAGAGCCCACTTTTTCCTACGAAAGAGCATACGAAGAGTTAGAAATTGTAAACCGTGCTGTTAATATTATTGTAGATGATGCAGCAGAGATACCAACATTAGTTAATGGACAACATAAAGGATCCAGTATTGTAAAAGGTGTAAAAAGATCAAAAGTTGAATTACTTTTAAATCAAGAACCTAATCCGTTTCAAGATATAAATACTTTTAAACGTAATTTAATTATTGATTATATACTAGACGGTAATATATTTATATATTATGATGGTGCTCATTTATACCATCTACCTGCGAATAAGATGACTATTCATGCTAGTACAGATACTTATATCGCTAAATTTACTTATAATGCAGTAGTAGATTATAAACCTAGTGAAATTATTCATATTAAAGAAAATTCTTTCTACTCTATTTATCGTGGTGTTCCACGCTTAAGCCCCGCTCTTCGTACAATGCAATTGATGACAAAAATGCGTAAGTTCCAAGACAATTTCTTTAAGAATGGAGCTGTCCCTGGTTTAGTACTCAAGTCTCCCAATACTCTCTCTGAAAAGATTAAAGAACGTATGATGGTGTCTTGGCAACAACGATATCAACCAGAAGCAGGCGGTCGTAGACCCCTTATTTTAGACGGCGGTCTTGAAGTAGATTCTATTTCAAATGTAAATTTTAAAGAAATGGATTTTCAAACTAGCATAGCAGACAATGAAAAGATAATTTTAAAGGCGTTAGGAGTTCCTCCAATTATGTTGGACTCTGGAAACAACGCTAATATTCGCCCAAATATGCGAATGTACTATCTTGAGACGATATTACCTATAGTTAGAAAAATGAATTTTGGACTCGAAAGATTTTTTGGTTTTGAGTTAAAGGAAGATATTACTGATATCCCCGCTTTACAACCTGAGCTACGAGATTCTTCAGCTTACTATACTTCTTTAGTTAATGGTGGTATTATTACTGTTGCAGAAGCTAGAGATCTCTTAGGATTTCCTGAAGTGGATGGAACAGATGAAATACGAGTACCTGCAAATATAGCAGGTTCAGCAGTTAACCCCGACGAAGGCGGAAGGCCTGTCGAACAAGAGGAAGAATAATGGCAGTTCGTAAAAAACAAGCAGTTTTAGATATGGCATATAAACATTTTAGTGAATTTGGATTACCTTTAGATATTGATTTTAAAAGTTATACTACTATTGTAGGAGCTAAAGAAGCAATTCATCCTATGTCAGTTAAACGAAGTTTCAAGAACTGGAAGTATATTTTATATGCTCTTAGGGTTAATTATCCCGAGCTTAGGGCACCTAAGCCAGAACCTGTTACACCAAAAGCACCAAAGCCAAAGGCCGCGGTCAAGCCTGCTATTAAACCAGCAGTAATAGAGGATAAAGATGATGAATAAAGTCTTTAATCTTACGTCTACTTTCAAGAGTCATGAACAGGATGATGGTTCTGTGATGATTCGTGGAATGGCAAGTACAGCTGATTTTGATCGCGCGGGTGACTCAATCTCAGCAGAAGCCTGGCAAAAAGGTGGGCTAAAGAACTTTGAAAAAAATCCAATTATCTTGTTTAATCATAATTATGACAAGCCAATTGGTCGAGCCACGGGGATGAAAGCCGGTCCCACTGGCCTAGAATTGGAAGCAAGAATTAGTAAGGCTGCCCCTGGCAACGTTACTGAACTTGTGAAAGATGGCGTTCTTGGAGCTTTTTCTGTTGGTTTCAGAGTCAAGGATGCGGATTATATAGAAGAAACCGATGGACTGATGATTAAGGACGCTGAGTTATTTGAGGTTTCGGTTGTTTCCGTACCCTGCAATCAAGCAGCTACTTTTTCGCTCGCGAAGTCTTTTGATTCCATAGAGGAATACGAAGAATTCAAAAAAACTTTCACTAATCGTGTAGATCTAGCAGGTCAGTCTCTGGCTAAGGATGAAGATATTACTTCTAACATAGCTAGTGGCAACACACCTCAAAGCGCGGATATTCAATCCGCAGATCAGGAGATCAAGATGGACAACGAAAACATCGACTTGGAAGCTTTTGCAAAGAAAGTAGCTGAAGATACAGCCGCCAAAATCGCAATGAAGCAAGCCGAGCAAAAAGCAGTTGAAAAAGCACAAGCTGAAGCCACTAAAGCCGAAGCAGACGCTATTGAAGCTCAAGAAACTCGCGTTACGACTGGAATTAAGTCGGGCGTAGAACAATTAATGTCTGATGTTGAAGCTAAGCTTCAAGAGAAAGACGCAAAACTCGACGAAGTACTTGCTAAGTTTGGCAAGGAGCTCGAAGAAAAAAATGACGAGATTGAAGCTATGCGTAACAGCAAGCGCACTTTCGGAGATCGTGCTGAAAGAGGCGATGTTACTAAATGGGGCAAAGAGCTCATGCATGGTCATTTGTTGGGTGTTATGACTGGCAAAGGTTGGGAAACTAAGTATTCTCAGAACTTGATAGAGAAAGTAGGTCTTAACTATGTTACCAACGCTGCTGATATCGCTCAAGAAGTTTCTACTCAAATTGAGAAAGAAATTATGCTGGAGTTGAAATTGGCACAGGTTTTCCGTGAAATTACTATTAATTCACAGACTCAAGTACTGCCGATCCAGACAGATGCATCTCCCGCAACTTGGGCAGATGGTACTGAAACAGCAACTCGTGCTGGTAACTTGGAAAACAGACCTGAAGTTACTGCTCAACAGTTTAATGCTAAGCAAGTAATCCTGAAAGCTAATCGATTGATGTCGACTACTTACATGGATAACCACATTGACGAAGAAGTTCTTGTTAACTTGATGCCAATGCTTGTTGAATCTGTTGCACGTGCACACGCACGCGCTGTAGACAATGCTATCATTAATGGTACTTCTGGTGGTGTTGGAGGTTTTGACGGACTTGAAGCACTCGCAGGCAGTGTCTCAGTTGCTGTTCTTGATGCAGCAGGTGGTTCTACAGAAGATCTCGTAGTAACTGCAGCAGAGTTCCTTGCAGCACGTAAGTTGATGGGCAAGTATGGTATGCAGCCTCAAGATCTTATTTACTTAGTATCACAAAGGCGTTATTATGATCTTATTGCTGATGCCGGCTTCGCTGATATCACAGATGTAGGCTCTAATGTAGCTACTAAGATTACAGGTTCTGTAGGTGCAATTTATGGTACTCCTGTAGTTGTATCTGATCAGTTAGAAACTGAAGCTAACACAGCTTCTGTAGGTTATGCAGTTAATGTTCGTAACCACGTAATCCCTCGTCTCCGCGGTGTATCCGTAGAGCAGGACTACGAAGTAATGAATCAACGCAATGTAATCGTTGCTAGTCAATCACTTGGCTTCAACCAACTTGCAGGTAACAATGGTACTACCGATGTATCTGTTGTTAAATTGATCCAAACTGACGGTTAATACTACTTAACAGTATAGAAACAAGGGGGAGAGTTTCTCCCCCACGTTTTTACTAATGGACTTGTAAATATGGCAAATTTAATAACTTTAGATGAGTATAAAGATGCGGAAGGTATTCAAAGTACCAAAGAGGATACGCGTATTACTTCTTTAATCTCGTCTGTAAGTGCATTAGTAAAAACTTATTGTGGAAACTCTATAGTAGATTATTATTCTGCTGATAAAGTAGAAGCCTTTGATGTAAGCTGGGACTCTCATATAGTACAACTTACTGAAAGTCCTGTTAATAGTATTAGTGTTGTAAAAGAAAGAAGTTCTTATGAGGGTACGTATACTACTCTTACTACAGGTGCTTATGAATATTATTTTAATTCTTCCACAGATAGTATACTTAGAACTACTGGGGGCAGTAATTATAAAAATTGGCCTAAAGGCCCAGGAGCTGTAGAGGTTACATATCGAGCTGGATATTCTGCTTGTCCTGCAGACTTACAACTTGGTGTAATTGATTTAATTACTTACTATGTTAAAGATGAGCATAAAGCTCGTCAATCTATACAAGGTGCTAGTATACAAAATGCTACTTCTTCTAGCCAACGTGATAACGTAAGCTTCCCAGACCATATTAAGAGGGTCTTGGATTTGTATAAGAACTTTTAATGAGTAATACAGGACTTAAAAAAGCTTTTGTAGAACCTTTAGAGAATAAACTAGTTACAAAACTAGGTAATCAAATGAAACTGATAAAAGGTCAGTTACTTATATTAAATGATACGAAAGAAGTTGAAAAGACAGTTAATCTAATTAAAGGTACTATGAATGAACACTGGTTTAAGGCTTGGATTAAAAAACTTAGGCAAAGTGGAGCATATAAAGCAGCACATAAAGCAGGGAAAGATGTAGCAATAGAAGCTTCTAATAATTTTAAGAATACGCATAGAGCAGCTTTTGATACATTTGTTGCTAAAAAGAAAAATATAAAACTTCCTTCTAAGTTAGTTTTTTATACCGGAAAAAATGCTGCAAAGGCTGGTGTGTTTTTAGTTAGACGCTTTGATACAGATCTTAGTAATGTTAAAATTGCTATGGCAGATGTTTTGTTAGAGAGGGGTGTTTTAACAGAAGAGGAAAGAGACAAATTTATAAGGGCAGGTTTGGATAAAGGACATGGGGCAGCAGGTTTAGCTGTTTCTCAGGCGGCAATAGCCAGGTCAGGGGGTGTTTTAAATAAGGAACAGATAGAAGTATTAAAAGATAAATTAAGTGGGTCAGTAGCATCAGGGACACTTACTGCAGAACAAGGAGCAATGATAGAAAATATTGTTGTGAATGCTCGTCAGCAAGTAACTGAAAAAGGAGACTTGAAAGCCGATTATCTTGCAGTAATTAAATTACAAAATTGGGTAGATAATAGAGGTAGAGATTCCAAAGAAGAAAAAGGACTTCTGGACGCATATAGAGCTTTTGTTGCAGAAAATAAAGATGAAATTATAAAGCAGAAAGGTTCCAGTACTTTAGAAGAGAAAATAACGGCTTTGGCACTAATGAACCTTGCACCAAAAGGAGCAAGGATAAGATCTAAGTATAAAAATGCCAAACTTAAAACTAAATCTAAAGCTACTGTTAAAAGTAAGAAGAAGAAAGATAATACTAAAACCTCAATTTCTCCTTTCAAAGCAGCAAGTGCAGCAAGTGGGGCAAGTACCAGAGCAAGAAAGCCTGTACAAAGAGATCGTACTTCAATAGTAAATTTAATCGGTGTATTAAGTAATAAAATAGAGAATACGGTTGCGAAAAATATGGGAACACCAGCACTGGTTTACAGATCAGGAGATTTTGCTAAAAGTGTAGAAATAACAGATGTGTCAATGACACCTCAAGGATTTCCAAGTGTAGGATATACTTATGCTAAATATCCTTATCAGACTTTTGAGCCTGGATATGCACAAGGTTCTCCACAAAGAGATCCTAGAAAGTTAATAGATGCATCTATAAGAGAAATAGCTATGGGCCTTGCGATTGGAAGATTTTATACTAGGAGAATTTAATGGCCACAAGAGATTTTACAACCCGACGTTTAGGTATTGTTAATGCTCTTGTTGAGGAGCTAAAAGATATTAATGGAGCTGGTTTATATTTAAGTAATGTAAATGGTAATGTATCTCCTCGTTTAAAGTTTTGGGATGAAGTAGAGGAATTTCCTGCACTTCATTTAAATGCTGGATCCGAAACAAGAGAATATCAAGGTGGCGGTTATAAAACAAGATTTTTATCTATAACAATAAGATGTTATGTACAAGCAGAAGATGCAGTAGAGGCCTTAGATGACCTATTAGAAGATGTAGAAACTGTTTTAGAGGATAACTCAAGACTCGCGTATAAAGATCGTAATAATGCGACTCAATATACACAACAAATCACAATCGTTAGTATCGATACTGATGAAGGTGTACTAGAACCACTAGGCGTAGGAGAAATCCTTATAGAGGTTCGCTATTAGAAAATACTGGCAAGAACAAAAGTTCACGTCCAAGTCTTTTCAAGATAACATAGGAGAATAACTATGGCTGATGATTTATTTTTTAGTAGAGATACCAAAGTAGTTGTATCAGATGGTACAGCGGCATGGGAGATTCCAGTATTGGATGGTTTCTCTTTCTCTCAAGCAACGAACAGTTCAGAGGTTACTTTGAACGAAATGGAGTCCAGTGCAGGTGTTAGTAGCAGAGGTCGTAAAATGTTCAACGACTCTGTAGCAGCGGCAGAATGGTCTTTTTCAACTTATGCGCGGCCTTTTATAGCTCAACCTGCTGATTCAGGTACTGTATGGGAAAAGGCAAGTTCCGCCGCACATATGCATGCAATAGAAGAAGCATTGTGGGCAGGACTAGTAGGTAAAGGAGCTTTTACTGCTTCAGTTGGAGAGGTAGAAGCCGCTTGGGATGATAATATTGTCAACACTACAGCTTCAGTAGCGATTGATTTTCTAGGATCTAATAAGTCTACTGTTAAAGAATTGGATATTTATTTCATAATGGGTTCAGGTAGTTATGATGCTGGTACACACCAAGTTTATAAATTAGCAGGTGCAGTAGTTAATTCAGCGACTATAGATTTTGATATTGATGGCATTTCTACTATTCAGTGGTCTGGTTTTGCCAAGACTATTACTGATGAAGGTACCCAGCCAACAGTAACTATTAATGAAGCTTTAACAGCTACTACTAACTATATTCGTAATCGTTTAACTTCTTTAGCCGCAACAGCAGTAACAACAGGGGATGGTAATAATTTAGTATCTACTTATAATTTAACTTTAACAGGTGGTAGTATTAGTTTTGAAAATAATATTTCATATCTAACCCCAGAAACTATAGGTTCAGTAAACTCACCTATAGGACACGTAACAGGTAGTCGTGCTATTGGTGGAAGTTTTACTTGTTATTTAAGTAATTCATCAGCCGGAAGTTCTGATTTATTTGAAGATTTGGTTACCTCTACAGGTGTGGTAACAAATGACTTTGCATTAGTATTTAGTATTGGGGGAGCTTCTGCTCCTAAGATGGTAGTTACTTTGCCCAATTGTCATTTAGAAGTTCCTACTCACTCAATTGAAGATGTAATTTCTATGGAGGCAACCTTCAGCGCCCTGCCTGGCACCATTACGTCAGCAGATGAAGCTACTATTGCATATACAGGTGTAGCCTACTAGTAGTATGTTGGTAGATGGACCAACATAAAAATATTTCTTGACTTTTGTGGTCTTTTGGAATATACTATGTAATAGAAAATCGAAGTAAGGGGTGATTTTTCACCCCTTATTTTATAATTTTATAATAAAGGATACAAAATGAGTGATACTTCAGTTTCTTTAGCGAGTCTAATGACTCCAAGCAAAACAGTAAATATAGACTTTCCCGGATATACAGGAATGTCAGTACTTTTATGTTATTTAGCACGAGAAGAATTAGTTAAACTTCGTAAAAGATGTTTATCAACAAGATTCAATCGTAAAACTCATCAACCTGAGGAAGATTTAGATGAAGATAAATTTTTAACTGAATACTGTAAAGCAGTTATTAAAGGTTGGTCTGGCTTAAAATATCGATACCTAGAAGAGCTTCTTTTGGTAGATATATCAAGTTTAGATCCCGAAGATACTCTAATCTATAATACAGAAAATGCAGAGCTGTTAATGAAAAACTCTACTGCAATTGATTCTTGGGTCACCGAAACTGTAGGTGACTTAGAAAATTTTACTGGGAACAAATAACTGAAATTAAAAGGTTGTTTGAAAAGTTAGTAAAAGAAGAAGATTCTAATATAGATGTAGAGAAATATCTTAAAATTTGTGAACAACTGGGGGAAGAACCTGATCCCGAAAGAATGCCACTAGAGACTTCTGTGTTTCCACAGGAAGTACAAGTGGCATTTTTTGTGTTTAACTTTATGCCAGATAGGTGGGAAGGGATGTCTGGCTCATATATGGGAAAAGATTGGAGTAGTTTAGAAGTTATACTTAATATACACGAAGTAGAAGATAGAGTAGTAGTTGTATATTTAATTAAACTCTGGGAAAGTGTAATAGTATCTTATAGAGCAGAAAAAGCTGAAAGTAAAAGGAAGAGAGACGAGAGAAAGTCTAAAAGCGGTGAAGGAAAGAACTACACCCATAATGTAAAAGGCTAATGGCAAAAAATCAAGTTTATATTGATCTAATCATCGACGATAAAGGTACCACTAAAAGAATCGCTGTTGACCAAGATAAGTTGCAGAAGAGTTTAGCAAAGACAAATAAAAGTGCTAAGGAAACAGATAGAAATATGAGAGGGGCATCTCAGATGTCCTCTAATGCTACTAAAAACTTTTCTAAGATGCAACAAGGAATGTCGGGTATTGTTGGTGTTTATGCAACTATAGCTGCGCAAATCTTTGCAGTATCCGCTGCTTTTCAATTCTTAAAAAGTGCTTCTCAAATGACTAATCTTATTGCAGGTCAAGAAGCTTTGGGTCAAGTATCTGGCGTAGCTTATAAAACTATAACTCAAGGATTAATAGCAGCAACAGATGGACAACTGCAATATGCGGAAGCTGCAAAAGCAGCAGCAATAGGTACAGCCGCCGGTCTCAATCCAACTCAATTAACAAAATTAGCAAAAGCCGCTAAAAATGTGTCTAATGCATTAGGTCGAGATTTAACAGATTCTTTCACTAGATTGGTAAAAGGTACTACTAAAGCTGAACCAGAGTTATTAGACGAATTAGGCATTATACTTAGATTAGAACCTGCATTAAAAGAATATGCTAATTCTTTAGGTAAATCCGTACAAGATTTAAGTCAATTTGAAAAGTCCCAAGCAATTGTAAATAATGTACTTACTCAAGCTGAAGAAAAATTCGGGGCAATAGAAGCTTTAATGGATCCAGCAGGTGCATCTCTAAATAAATTCATAGCTAGTTTTGATGAACTAATGAATTCATTTAAAAGAGGGGTAATTGGTATCATGGGCCCTGTTTTCGACTTTTTATCAAAAAATACCTTTGCTCTAATAGGTGTTTTAATGGCATTTTCGGCACCTATACTTAGATCTATATTGCCTGATTTTAAAGCAATGCAATTAGGGGTAGAAGAATCTTTAGGAGTGCAAAAAATAGCACATGATAAATATCAGTTAGAGATAAAAGAAACAGAGAAAGCAATAAAAGATTTAGGAAGAACAGAAGCGCAAATGCGAAGAGGCTCAATAAATAAAGCCAAATCAACTAGTACAGCAGCGGTGAAAGGTGGGGGAGTAGCATTAGATGCAAAGAAAGGTAAAGGAGCTTCTTTTTTATTAGGAGTTGATGATAGCAAAACAGCCAAAGCAGATGCTGATAGAATTTTAAAAGGCGCTCAAGCTCAAATGGATAAGCATGGAAAAGTTATTAGAGGGCAATTAAAAGGGTGGAATGCAAAACAAGTAGCAGATTTACGAGTTTCTTATAAAGAAAGAGAGTTAATTATGGATAAAGCCCATATGAAAGAAGCTAAAAATCTTAAAAAGAGTGAGTTGAATTGGAAGGTTACGACCACAAAAATAAAAATAGCTATGAACTCTTTAAAAACTAGTATGATAAGTATCTCTGGCAAAATGGCTTCGGGAATGGATAAAGCTATGAAAGCTGCAGGTTGGATAGGCATGATAATGATGGCTTATGATATGGCTATGATGGCAAAAGATTTTTTCTTCCCTCTTTCGGACAAAATGAAAGCAGCTAATAAAGCTGCAGAAGAGTTTCTAAGCACTTCAGAAACTTTAAATGACGAATTGAAAAAAATGGCGGGTATTGTTACTAATTCTAAATTAGATCTTACTTATGCAGATTTATCTAAACAAATATCACAAGCTACTACAAGTGCGGATGCTTTAAATCAAACTATTAATTTTCAAGCTCTTGACGCAGGTGCTGAAGGGTATAAAGATGCTGCAAAAGGTTATAAAGAAACTTTTAAACAGTTAACAAAAATTAATCCAGAATATGCGACTTTTAACAAAATAGTTCAAGAAGGTGGAAAGCTGAATGAAAAACAAATAGAACAACTTGGTAAACTACAAGAAAAATATGCTGGATTTTCTAAAGCTATTAGTGTTTTGCCAGAATTAATGAAAAATCTTAATGATCAGATAAGAGACATAGCAGGAGGGCCTAAAGAAATCCCTTTCCTTAAAGTATTAGGAACAGCGGACAAAGCAACAGAAGCCGCAAAAGGAGCATTCAATGCAGTAAGTGCAGCTCATAATGCTGATAAAGACCGATGGAAAGAGCTAATTAATCTCAGAAATAAAGCTCGGGAAGATGCGAAGAAAGAGATTTGGACAACAGAAAAACAACCAGGGCCTTTAGGCGGATTCCAAGACGTAGAGGTATTAGATAAAGGGGCGATGGCAGCGGCAGCAGCGGCAGCAGAATCCGCGCAGGAAGATATAGATGTTATTGCAAAACGTATGAAAGATTTTCCGGATGCATATGGTAAGCAAAATAAAATTCTGAAAAATATAACTCAAACTAGAGATAAGTTTAGAGCGATAACAGAAAAAGTATTAGAGCATGAAAAAACAATTACAGATAAAAAAGAAGCTTATGCCAAGGCAGAAACAGCAGGAATAACTTTTGCACAGAGAAAAAAGAATATAACTAGAGCAGTACTGCTAGAAGAATCAGCAGTTGCTAAATCAAAAGAAAAACAACTTGTAGCACAAACTGAGCTTGATGCAGCTTTAGATGATACAACCGATAACGCAAAACAAAGAGTAGATGCTGCAAAAGAAGGGTTAAGAATTGCAAAAAGCGAGCATACGGTTCTTGAAGCACAACAGCAGGTTGCAGGACAAAAAAGAGATATAAAAAATGAAGAAATAGACAAACAGAAAAGATTACTTAAACAGAAAAGAGAAGAATTAGAAATTACTCAACAGATAGTAGATAAAACTCTGGAACTATCTAGAATAAGTTCTGGTGTAGATTCTTTTGGAATGGAACAAGCTAGAGACAAGGCTAAGGCAACACAAAAACTAAAAGCTTTAACCGTTTCAAAAGCTCAAGGAGACGTAACTCGTGCAACTGAAGGTATTGATAATATAACAATGCTTACTAAACCGGAAGAAATGCAAAGAAGATTCAAAGTTTTGATGGATGCTCAAAATGCTCTTGGTAAAGCAACTCAAGATCGTGATATTTTTAGTTTGAGAGGAGAAGCTCTTATGAACCAAATCAAGGGTGAAGAGGAATTAATGGGGATAAGACTTCAAGGTATGTCACTTGATCCAGTAGAACAAAAAGCTTTAGAGATGAAAATTGCCCTGCGGCAATTAGGGCTCAATGCAAACCAAATAGAAAAACTAAATGTAGATGCATTAGCAGAATCTTATGTAAATATGGCAGATAGGCTAGAAGAAAAACAAGCTCTATTCGATTCAATTAAATCGAATTTAGAAGGAGCCTTCGAAGGTATTATAACAGGGGCTAAAAGTGCCAGAGAAGCTTTTGCAGACATGGCAAAAGGTATTATTCAATCTTTAGCTAAAATAATAGCTAAACAAATGGCTGCGAAAGTATTAAATTCCACTATGTTTAGTTTTCTTAAAGCAAGAGAAGGTGGAGTATTTTCAGACGGTAAAAGAGTTCCTGGATATGCAACGGGTGGTGTAGCTAAGGGTAGTCAGGCTGGCTATCCTATAATGATGCATGGTACAGAAGCGGTTGTACCCCTGCCTAATGGGAAATCTATACCTGTGGAAATGAACAGAGAAGCAGGAGGAGTCAATAATAATAATATTGTAGTAAATGTATCTTCTGATGGTCGAACTTCAAGGGAAGGAAGTAGTGGTCCTGACATGGATAAGATGGGAGGCGCTATTGCTAGAGCGGTGCAGGAAGAATTACAAAATCAAAAACGTTCGGGTGGAATACTTAATCCGTATGGAGTAGCATAATGACAATAGGTTTTATATATACAGGTTCAACTTACGCAACACCTGATAAAGCATTAACAAAAAATAGTACGCCTAAAGTTCTTACGGCTAATTTTGGAGATGGTTATGAACAGCGTATTGCTGATGGTATCAATACTTTGAATGAAAATTACTCTTTAAATTTTGCTACTCGTCCCAAAGCAGATATAGATGATATTGTTGCTTTTTTAGATACTCAAAAAGGAGTAGCTAAATTTATTCTTACTTTACCTGATACAAATAATACTACTCGTACAGGCGAAAGAGATGTTAAAGTAGTATCTACAAATTATTCAGTAACTTATGACTATGATGATTTTTATAGTTTATCTTTATCATTAAAAAGGGTTTTTGAAGCATGAGCGATGTAATTGTAACAGACACACAAACGCAAGAGATAGATTCTGGGTTAGTCGAGCTATTCGAACTCACTATGCCTGATGGTACTACATTATATTTTCATCCAGGAGTAGATACTGATTTAACAGATGTACAGTTCAGAGACAAAACCTCTCCTTATACTGTTCGTGACTACGATCCTATGCCTATGCTGATTGATGGGCTTGAATTACAAGCGGACGGAGCTCCTAATAGGCCTTCTTTTATTGTTGCTAATATAGGTACTTTATTTAGTGGTGTACTAGGAGGTTTTAAGAACGATGATTTAGTTGGACAAAGGGTTAGTCGTCGACAAACCTTAAAAAAATATTTAGTAGGAGAATCAGGGGATGCTTCT